CTGCTGGAGGGCGAACCGACCGAGGCGTTCGAGTGGTTCAAGGTGGACCGCGCGATTGGCAATGTGCGCAATCAGGGGCCCGACTTGATCAAGCCTGCCGAGGAAAACGGCCTGTTCTAAGTCTCGGCCAGCGCTCTCAGCCGCTCTTCAGTCGCGGAATCGAAGATGACATAGAGCCGATCAATGGTTGCCTCACTCAACGCGCGGGCCGATTCCAGGCCAAGAACGAACCCCTCAGCGCGCGCACCAGCTTTCGCCGCAACAATCATTGAATCCGCCCGGGCGATCTGATCAAGAAGCTTGTCGGCTTCACGCTCGATCTTTGGGCTCAGCTCTACACCATCCATTCCGCCACCGATTTATTTGAACGATCGGTTACAGGATAGTGGCATTCCCAATACGATGGCATCTGGACCTCGGTGCAGCGCATGCCCCTGCCCCCGCGCCAAGAGGATCCGGATGGCTCTGTTACAGCAGATAATATGACTCTTCATGCGGAACTGGTACGCTGAGTCTGGCACTCGCCCGGCCGTGAATATCACCGCCGCATTCAGAGCCCTAGCCAATCTGGTAGGGCCGTATACGCCCTCTAGGAAAATATAAGGACATTACTTGACCATTCCTTTTCATAACGAATCTGACAAGACCTACCATGCGTGCCTGGGCCTGTATATTGCAACGTGGTCCGCAGCAGAGCACGGAATCTTTTATAACCTAAAAACATTGTCCTTAATCACCAGAAAAGAATTTCATACAAAGCCAATTAGGCTTCAAAGAAAGTTTGAGCTTTTTCTTCAAGCCTTCGATCACCCATGGTTATCAGAAGAAAAGCAAGAGGCTCATGCGCTAATTGGATTTTTCAAAGACGAAGCACAATTCCGAGATTCCTTAGTGCACGGAATAAATGCCCGACTACTGAAGCCTCAGGGTGATTGGTTCGCTCAACAATGGTTGCCAGAGCGAAATGAGGAGCCTACCGACCAAAATATATTGGTTGTGGATCAGCAAGTTCTCGAGAAGCACTATCATGATCTTGGCCATGCCATGCTATGCATGATGGGACTTGGCACGCGCGTTCTAGACATTATCGAGCAGAGAGTATCTGAAGCAGAAACAAGCCGCTGAATTGCATTTCGCCGCCGGGGCGAACCGGCCGCGGTAGGTCGGACCAATACATTGATCCGGATGCAACCCGGCCAGCTCGACCAAGCTTCCGTACTGCAAGTCCTGATCTCCAACGCCACTGCGGCGCTGTTCTCACCAACAGGGGCGAGATTCTGCTGAAGGCTGTCATGGCAGATCCTTAAAGAAGGCGTGGTGACCGAGCTTGAATGTCTGCTTGGCACCTTTCACCCACCCCGGAGCTTTCGGCATAGAGGTCGCGTAATAGTGCGTGGCGCCGCCGGTGGGATCCGGCACCTTGCCGGCGATAACCTGGTCCGCCGCAATCTGCGCCTGGGCAAACTCGCGGAACGGAATCAGCTTAACGCCGCTCAGGTAGGCATAGTTCGGATCGTTCCTGTTCCAACAGCTGAACTGGTACGGTTTCTGGCACACGCCGGCGTATCCCTCCCCCCACCAGGATTTTGCCTTGCCGTCGTTCACCCGGTTGCGGATGGTCCAGGCCACGGCGATCTGTCCGGCTAGCGACTCGCCTCGGGCCTCGCCCCACAGTGTGCGAGCAAGAATGTCGCGGTCTTTCTCGGTTACAGACATGATTTCTCCAGGCGATAAAAAGCCCGCACTCGGCGGGCTATCAAATTTCGGGCACAAAAAAACCGCTCAAGGCGGCATCGGCATTGCGAGCGACTCAGTTACACGATGACGCCCAGGCGAGCCATTCGCTTACGCATGACGCCGGCGACGAGTTCGATCTCGGCGTCCGTCAGCGCTACGGAGAAAATCGCGACCGCAGAGATATCAACAAGGGCACTGGCTCCGAGTGCTCCGGTTCCGATACGGAAGGTTTTGTTGTTGAGCACTCGCGTATTCGAATTTGTTCCCGACGCGCTGGTTCCCGCCGTCAAATCCTTTGTCACGTTCACCCCCGTGTCTGTTACACGCACCGCACGGATAGCCCAGGAGTTCGCGGGGGTGGCTGTCAGGCTGACAGAACCCGAGGTGGCAGCGCCGGAGCCGTTGTCACGGGCGCCAGAGCCCTGGGTCCGCGCATTGTCCGGGTGATAAAGCGATACGCCAGTGGCCGTCAGTCCTACGTAGGGTGGATTCACCCCGGTGCCGTAGTTGTTGCTCACGTAAACAGGCTGATCGGCCTGCGCAGCGGAGGAAGGCACCGCTGCAGCGGCCTTGCCCACCACCACGATGGTCTGGTTACTGGTTTCATCGATCTTGGTGGTGAGAAAGTTAAGCTGTCCGTTGAATCGGCCATGCGACGCAAACGCCAACGGGGCTCCGGTAATCTGTGCATCACTTTTGCCGGGGGCCCGGTTGAAGCCGAAGCGCGCCGGATCAGTATCGAAGGTGAAATAGCCTTCCAGGCCGCGCATAACCGGCAACGCCACTTTCGAATTCCACGGAGCGACAGCCCCGGTAGCAACAATCAAAACGCCCATGTCTTTTTTCCTTACAAGTTGAGTGCTGCGACGGCAACGAATGGAGCCATTGCTTTGTAATATTCACGACGACTGGCGCCGCCTGGGTGTACAGGGTCAAACCACGTACCGCGGAGGAATCCATCAGACCCGGGTTGTACCTCCGGCACCGGGAAGCCGATGTCTGGGTTCATCATTGCCCACAGCGGGGCCACCTGAACTTTGTTATTCAGGGCTGCGGCGTCTTTCATTGCGCGGATCAGATGCGTGTACATGCTGGACCAGATAGGACTCCGAACCGGATCGATGGCTGTGCCAGGGACGGTTCGGATGATCTTCGCGTTCGGCCATGCCGCCGAAATTTGTCGGTTAAACAGCGTGTCGTTGGCCAGGCACAGCGAGTAGAAGCCCTCGGCCGGCAGTGACGTCGCATCGTTCGTGCCCAAAGCATTGATGACGACGTCAGGCGTAGCGAGCCCAAAGCGCGCTTGATAAAAGGCCACGTCGAAAACATAACCATTTCGGACAACCTCCGGAGCATCGCCCTCAACCGCCGCCCGAAGAAACGGGTTGTACTTCAGCTGGTCTTCTTTGGTCATGGCAAGGTACGCCGCTTCCGCGCCTGGCTGCACGATCAGTGCGCGGTCCGACTTGCTGAAGGTGTAGTCGCCGAGCTGCCAGCCTGAGCGGCATTCGCCGAGCGGCCCGTTAGGGTCGTATCGAGAGGTAATCGCTGCACCGTGGACGGTGCCGATGAAGTTCGGGGCGTAGTTCAACGCCTCTAGATATTCCTTGAGGAAGAGCGCGCCCTGGTTGTTGCCGATGCTGTCGCCCACAAAGAGAACGGTGAGAGGCCTTGGCGTAACTTGCTTGGGCGCCACTTTGACCGTCAGCGGCAAGGTGGCGCGAGAATCGCTCGAGCCATCCTGGCGCAGGGTCAGGACCGCATCCGGCCCATACTGGTCGGAGATGGCCAGGGTTCGGCCCGAATCAGAAGCGACGGTCGTCAGGCTGAACAGTCCAGAGGTCAGCAGGTGATCGTCTTCCCGGCGGCTAAGCATGGCCGAAGGATAGATATTCGACGGACTCCCTTCAGCTACCGCGATCACCGAGCCAAACATCAGCGCAGACTCCAGAGGCCGCACGGCAATCGATTCACTGCCGCCCAGGCCGCTGATAATCTCGCCATTCTCATTGCACACAAGCACAGCCGGATAGTCCATGTAGCGGACTTCCAGAGGACCCAAATAGGCTTTTTCGGCATCAGCATAAATCGCCAGCCCGCCTTCATTGTCAGTTATCCCGAAACCGGTACCCGTGCCGATCTCGCAAAACTCGGTTTTAAGGCGGACAGCGCTGGCCGACATCCGGATACCACCCTCCTCATCAGTGATGCGCAAATAATCCTCCGGCTCTTCGGTGCTGCGGATAATGTTTTCAATTGCCGCTACTGCTTCAGTTGATGGATAGCGCTTCTTGAAATCCGCCACACCCGCAACGTTCTGATAAAGGTCAACGTAGCCCGCCGCTGTAACGCTGAGTACGCTGAAAAAACCGCCTGCGATCGTCCCGGCCAGGCCTTCTGCTGTGGTCAGGTAGATCCGCGCTCCGCTCATTTGCACCGATAGGTCAGCCAGCACCTTGGCGTTGGTGGGACGCATAACCCCGCCGCCAACGTCCATAATCTTGATTTCGTCGGACAGTAGCAGCTCGTTCGCTTTATCAATTGTGTCGCTCAGCCGGGCGAGATCCGAAGGTCCGCTCATATTTTCTCCAGGCGCAAAAAAGCCCGCTCAGTGGCGGGCTATAAAATAAAAAGGCAATCGGTGTGCTGCGCGCTATGTCGCGCCAAGCCAGGACTTCGTGTACCAACTTTGCAGCTCTGCACGCAGCCGGGAGTTCATTACGCCAATTTCTATTCCAGACATCAGGCCGACCAGCTCGGCCTCAGTAACAATCGGCATTTCGAACAGCGATAGGACGGCGGTGTATCGCCAGAGGTTGACGCCCACCAGTGTCGGCCCGTCGTAAATGTCCGTGAACTGAGCTTGAGTCAGCCCCAAGCCGAGCGGGCTTTTAATGGGGCACATGAACCAATCAGCCCAGCCGATCCCCCATTTGCACCAACCCTCAAACAGGCAAGCCTGCTCGGCATTGCAAAGCCACGAAACGGATACCTCAGTCGGCACACTCCGGTATCGGCGCCGGTTTCTGGCGCGACCGCTTACAAAGGTAGAGCGAACGATGGGGTTTGTCGGCTTGAATCCGTATCCATCTCTCAACGGCAGCGGAATGCCGTCAGGCATTGTCAGCATGATTCGCGTTCCTTAGTTGTCGGCGAAGTTGTCGTCATCCGCATACACACGCGGGTCATTGTTGACCGCCTCGACATCCGCCGAGTGATCGCCGGGGTCGATGGATGTGATCAAAACCGGATAACACCAGCGAGTCGATTCGCCGAATAGCAAGTGCGGAGGATCAATCTCCCAAGAGAGGTCAGGATCAAAATCCAGCGAAGGAATGGCCAGGCGGAAATTATCGATCCGAGATGCAGGCCATGGACCGCTTAGAGTTCCATCAGGCCTCCGCAGAGCAACCACATGAGATGCGCCCGTCTTCCATGTGAAATCCTCAGAACTGGTCAAAATCACCGGGCCACTCCCAGCGGTGAAGTCCTCGAGGATGGCAGTCGCCCCATAGCCAGGAATGTCATCGGCCACCGCGTCATAACTGAGGTAGCCGCTATTCAGGGCATCGAACTCGGTGCTCCATATGTAGCTTTTGTTGCGGTAGACCTGAGCTCGCCGCATTCGCCGCCCGATTCGCCAGGCCTTATTGCGGTTGGTGACCCCTTTTAGCTCGACCGTTTGAACGCGCATCCCTTGATCGCCAGGCAGCCCGCACCGAACCGTTTCCGTCGCATGGGTCACCTCGTCGATGTACTTAATATCAACGCCGTCGTAGTCGTCGGGCGCCGGCAGGGTAAAGCTGCGTTTGAGCTGCTCGGTCATGTTCTGCGGCGTGTACATGTGGCCGATCTGCGTGCGCAGCTCGTCACGAACCGGTGTCACCTGTCCGCGCTCAAGCGTGAACTCAGCAAAGCCAGCCAGCAGCGCGTCATTGATGCACTCCTTGACCGTACTGTCGTCCTCGACCGCGTAGTCAAAGTAGTCGCTGCGACCGCTCCAGATGGAGCCGTACCGTGCCAGCTCTTCGATATCCATATCGTCATCGGTGCCGCCTGCCGACTTCATGACGTAGTTCACCCAGGGCACGATGTCACGCGTGGCCACGGGCGCACTCCACGAACCATCCACCAAAACCGGCAACTTCCTTGTGGCAATCACCGACACCTGGTTTTGCGATTGGGCCGACAGTTTGTCGCCGCCGCGCACGTAGAGCGCCATCGTTGTGCAGTCCTTGTAGCTGCTCGGCGCCTTGTCGATGCGACCGCGCAGCCCATACCACTGCACCCGGTTGAACTTGAAGTTTTCCGGCGACTCTGCCCCGATTCGCCTAACTCGAATTTCAGGCCGGATATACGTAGGGGCCAGGATACTGCGGGTGTAACCCTGCTGATCAGGGCTCATTGCGGTGAAGGTGTAGGACACGCTTGTCCAGGCGCCCGCGGTCGAAGCATCACGATACTGGACCTCTGCCTTCGCCCAGTGCGAGCGGATGTTCCCGTTCTTTTCGGTGTACCGGACTAAGCCTTGCGGGAAAAAGAAGTCCACTTCAAAACGGCGAATGACCTCGCCTTCAGGACAGGCATAAAACGGCCCTGCCCAGTCGCCTTCAGTGGTCGAGCCATCGAGGGTAATGGATGCTGTATTTGTCTCGATGTCGTCGAACCCGAGCCAGTCCTCATCCTCGGCGCCAGTATTGGTCAGCCGAATGACGGTGATCGCGGACGGTCCGTGGCTTTCATCGACATCTGCGGTGCTTTCGTCATCCTCCACAGAATCATCCGATACCGATGCAATCCGGTACCGCAGATCGCGATAGCCAATGCATGACCACAGCGTGCCGGTCTGAAGGCCAACTGCCGGTGCGCCGCCATCGTAGGCCAGGGTAATTTTTGCCGGGATCGCATCGACGGCCGAAACCGTCTTCACTCCAGTGACGAACAACGGAGACGAGCCGAACAGCGTAGACGACGAACCGCCCAGGCTCAGGGCCACGCCGCTATACGGCGATGCCGACTCGGCGATCCGTAAGAAGCTGCCCGAGGCACTGGCCACAAGGCCGGTGCTGACCAGGGCAGAATTTACCGCAGTGACAAGCCCGGCGAGGTTGGTTGTCGCCGTGTTCAGCGTTACCGAATAGGTGCTCGCGCCGCGACTGACCGTAAATGTCAGCGGCGTGACGTCGAAGTCGTAGCGTGTCGGGGCGGCACTGCCGGTGACACTGGAAGCGCTGCCGGTAACCGCGGGAACAGCTGGAACATAGGGGTCATAGCTCGCGACCACGTACTCGCCAGCGTTGGCGCCAGTGATTTCGATCTTCATCCCCACAAAGGGATTCAGCATCGAAACATGGTCACCACTGATGACGGTAGCCGAGCCGTCCGCAGGCGCAGTGAACACATAGGGGTACAGAACCTCAATGCGGGCGATCAAGCCAGCAGCCCAGCCGGCAGGGAACCATCCCGCCCCCACAGGCACGGACACCACGTAATCACTGAACTGCACGGTTGACGCATTGAGTTGCTGAGCGATGTTGGTGGTGGTTGTGAGCGTGAGGCCGGCGCTCCCCGTAGAGGTAGATCCGACCTCCTCCGAGTTGTGCCACCACTGTCGAGCCGGCTCAGCCGCTACCGACTCCCCTGGTCCATAAATGGTATAGCTGGCCGTGCTGCCGAGAGAGGCGATCGGCGTTCCACCAATACGGACCTGCCCGGGCGGAATGTCGAACTCGCCCACACCGATGCAGAGCAGCATTTCGACCCACTGCACCTTCGGATCTGTGCCGAAGTAACGACGCGTCGGGGTGAGGTAGTCAGGGAATATTTCGTTCTTGCCCGCGCACTCGCGAATCACATCGCCCAACTTGACCTGGTTCGCGGTGGTTTTCGCCAGCCCTAGCCCCTTGCCGGATGTCGCGTTGCTCGCCGAGCTGGGCGTTACCAGGGGTTTCTGAGTGAGCATGACCACGCCGACGGCAACAACCGCCGCCACGACGGCCCATGCGACGACCTCTAATCCAGTGCCCTTAGGCTCTGGATAGATCCGTACGACGTCAGCCGGGCCGAATTCAACCTTGGCCCAGTTCGTTGGATCAATAAAAAGGCCATTGACCTCAATGCTGATCGGTGGTGACTTGCGCACCTGATAGCTCGGCACCTTGGTCAGTAGCCAGCTTTCGATGGTCATCACGCGATCGGTCTTGTGGCGCTCCAGCGGCTGGCCTTCAAGTTTGCTGGGGTAGAGTTCGATCACGGTGATAGCTCACTGTCAGGTATTGGTCTTGGAATTTGCGCAGCGGTTTGATAGTCGCTCCCGACGGCTTCATTTCCATTCCGTGAAGCCGGCCATCGACCTCTATGATCACGGCGACATGAATGCAGAACTGGCCGCGCCATATGCAGGCGATCGCGCCGACTTCAGGCTCGCAGCGCTCCATGGCTGCCGCGCCCTCGTTCACCGCCTTGGTGAACGCCTTCGGCATGGTGTTGCGGACATGACCCCAACTCGGTAACAGGGGCAGGCCGTAGACTTCATGCCGGACAAGTCGAGCCAGGCCCCAG